CATCCATATAATTTAAAACCTTTATACATATATTACCAACAGTGAATTAAGGAGCAACACTATACAGTGTTTAAGATCTAGTATCTACAGTAAAGTTAGGAATATCAGGAATGTCGTCATCAATACCAGTCTTCTTTAGATCTCTCGATTTTATAAACTCTTCCAAATGTTTCTTGGGATCTGTAACTGGGGTCATGGATTCTTACATTTCTCTTTAATAATATAGAACTTACACCATAACTACTTCCGAAAAGTATTATAAAGCTGACGGCAATAGTAGTCATTTGTATTTTCTATGTTTAACTGTATTCTAAGACAAGTAAAACTTTGCTATGACATTAGAAGATTTAGTCAGACATTTTATAGAGGCTTCTATTAGTGGAGCTAGTAAAACACAAGTCGTAAGAAAATTTAAAGAAACATATAATTTAAATCAAGATCAAATAAAAAAATTAGAAAATTTAGCTAAATTCAAGAAAAAACCTAAAAAAATAAATTATAAAGAGTTTTATAAAAATAATATTACTAAAAAAATTCAAAGAATATACTTTCCTTTTACTCAACTATATAAACATGAAAATTTTTTATCAGATAAAGAATGTGAAAAATTAATCTTAATGATATCAAACACTCTTAGACCTTCTACTGTTGCAGATAAAGGAGATACATGTCTTGTAAATAATTACAGAACCAGTAAGACTTCTGATCTTAATTACTTTACTGATCCTTTTTACTTAAATATTGATAGAAAAATAGCAAATTTAATGAATTTAGAACCATTTTTTGGGGAAACAATGCAGGCTCAGAAATATGAAGTCGGTGAATACTATAAAGAACATTATGATTTTTTCTCACCATTTAATCATGAATATAAAACCTATTGTGAATGGATGGGTCAAAGAACTTGGACTACTATGATTTATTTAAATGATGTAGAAGAAGGAGGAGAAACTTATTTTAAACATTTAAATTTAAAAATTAAACCAAAAAAAGGCTTATTAATAGGATGGAATAACTTATATATTAACGGATTTCCTAATTATAAAACTATGCACGAAGCGTTGCCACCATTGAAAGGTGATAAATATATTATTACTAAGTGGTGGAGAAGTTGGAGTCTTATCTAATTACCACTTAACTTTATGTGACCAGTACCTGGCAGAGAATTTATCAGGGTTCGGATCTTGTGCATTATGTCTTGCATAATATGATTTCTTTCTAGCTTTATCTTTTGCGGACTTTGGATTCTTACCTGCTCCTTTTACTCCCTGCTGACCAAATCTAATTATTTTTTCTTTACCATCTTTACAAGCTTTTACAACATGGGACTTTGTCTTGTGACTTGGAGTCTTCTTTGGCTTATTACATTTCAAATGTTCTTTTGAAAGTTTTTTAGCTTTTGCTCTCTTCGTTTGCGATGACATCCTCTTCTGTCTCGTACTTGTATGTCAGTGTCGATCTAAGATGCCACTGATGTTTTTTGTGCTCTCGACCACGATCAGCTGCCATATCTTGTGTGAGATCATCACCAATCATACCAGCATACTTTGCTAACTCTTCAAAAAGACCAGCAAGTACATTGTGAGCCACACTTAATTCTAAGATGATTTTATCTTCATCGTATGGATTACTCATATCTATTTCTTGCATTCTAGTGAGTAATAGATTCTCAACTCCAAGCGGTGTCATTACATTTATTGATCTAGCATGCTCTGCAATCGCATCTACACCTGCATGCATCTCATCTTGTATATCTCCAGTTAAAAGATGTATTTGATAAAATTTAGAGCCATTTAAACCCCAATGAACTAATCTAGTTGTTTCTAAAACAAATATAGAATCTCTCAAACATTGAACGACTAGATCATTAACGTATGCTCTGTCCTTTGGATTTACACTGTCCATTAAAGAATTTTTATAGTACCTTTCTGTACCTTAGCTCGAATACTTTGATCTTCGCCACCCTCTGTTCTAGCAAGAGCATCAGGCATACGTGCCTTTTGTAATTCAGGCATATATTCCATAATTTTTTGACTCTTGTCTTTTAAGAATGCTTTGGCTTTAGCTTGAGATCCATCCGATGTAGAAATCATTTGTTATGTACGGAGTAGCTTTATCTGAAGATACAAGTTTAATAGGAGCACTATTATCTTCTATCCAATGCTTTATTTTACCAAGTCTTTCCTCTGAATAATAAGAATTTGATGGGTTGTACCAATCTTCTAGTAATACAGACCCTTTTGACCTATTGCATTTGGAACATGAACAAATCATATTAGATTTGACATTATGACCACCTTTAAATTTTGGTACTATGTGATCAATAGTTGCAGACTTTACATCTAAATCTTTATCACAATATGCACACTTCCATTGCCATGACTCAAATATTGACTGTCTAAATTTTCGTCGGGCATTGCGAGGAGATAATTCAATTAGGTTGACTAATAAATCTTGCTCGCAATTAATCATATATTCTGCAGCTTTGAGAAAACTCTATGCTGCATAAACTTACACAAATGTATCTTTTATTCCATTAATGAAACTAACTCAATCTCTTCTTCTATCTCACAGTCTGATTCTTCAAGCAATCTTAATAAATAATAATGAATTTTTTCAGTCACCCACTTTAAGTCTTCATCCTTTACATCATTAAATATTGCATTTAAAGATAAATCACGGGACGGGGTTCGAATATGATCGGCTAACAATCTAAGAGCTTTATATCTTTCTTGATTCATCTCCGACAACATATCATGTGACCTCAGCAATATCAATTTTTGGCTCTTCTTCTGGAGGATGTTCTACTTCTTTTTTAAGAAACTGAACTATTTCAATGGCTCCTAAGACTTTTAGATAAGATTCTTTTGTCTGACTTAAATCTAAATCTTTTAACTTAATATCATTAGCCATGCTAGTTTGTTGTTCCGTTAATTGTTTTAACGTATCTTCTAATTTTTCTAAGGAAACTTTGCAAGACATAGTAAATATTCTATTAATTTGAGTATAGCTTCCTAAATTTTATCTAGCTACTAGCAGTCGTTATAATTTCTAGCTATATCCCCACCTATTTCTGAGCCTTTATCTTGAGCAAACATTGTAACCAGTCCAGCTGCTAACCATCCAACAATTGGTATATTACTAACCACAGGAGCTGCTTTAACTCCTACAGAGGCTCCTACAACCCTTCCAGTAGCATTTCCGCTTCCCTCTACCTTTATGCAAGCTACATCCTTATCAGTCATCACAGAACCTTCTGATTGTCCTGAAGATACTTCACTATTCATAGTATAGGTTTCTCTCAAACTTAATTTAGAATCTTTTTTAAATAATCCTTTTTCTTCATCAACTAATTTAGTTCTTGCAAGAATTTTCGGATCATTAGCTTTATAGCTAATACTATATCCTTTTTCTGAAGTAACGACTCTATAACTTGTATAAGGTCCTACTGGTAAATTCAAATTTGGGAAAGGACTTTTAAATTTTTGAGAAACTAAAGTATTCATCAAAGAAAGATTCGATATTCCTAAGACGCTTACTAAAGCTATTACTCCCCAGTTTCTTCTTTGTCTGTAGTACATGTCACTTGTTAGTATTATCGGTAATAACTTTGATTGGAGCTTGTTCTATACGCAAAATCTGAGTATGAACTGCATCTGATTTACTAGCTGAATCTTTAGCCTTTTGACTCTTACCTCGTGATGCATCAACACCAAAGCTTGAAAGCGTAGCTGTCAGAATCGAAGCTGGAAATGTAATATCCTTGGGTTCATTACTGTAGCCTGGAATAGATATGTAGTTAAGGCTGACGATAAATCCGCTCCAGGCGATCACGACAAGCCTGACTACGACTGAGATAAAGGCTAATTGCTCATCTTTGTCATCTATGTTTTCCTTAATCTTCGCAAAAACATTTTTCTTTTGCTGTGATTTAGAAGACTCTTTTAAATTTTCAGTCATTTTATAATCCAATTAATACTAAGTTTCGCTCATGTAAACTTA